GGGAGGTTTATCAGCAAAGACCCGATCGGGTTTGCGGGTGGGCTGAATGTCTATGCGTATGCGCCGAATCCGGTGGGGTGGGTTGATCCGTTTGGGTTGTCTAAACGCGGTCCGGTACCTGGTGGTCAAGGACCACACAATGAAGTTATCGCCCAATGGGGGCGTGAGGCCACCGAGGCCGGAGGTTTAGTAAAAGCGGGAGGTGGGCTCCAAAAAGAGGTACTAATTCCCACACCAGGTGGACAAAAACAGGGTCGCAGGCCGGATATAATTATTGAACAAAAGGACGGGAAAATAATTTACGGCAATGTTGGAAGAACAAAAGCAGACGGAACACCCGTACCTCGCGAAACACTTGCAATGGACAACTTACAAAATAAAACCGCAGACAACGATATGGCTGCCGAGGTTCAATTCAGGCCATACTGCCCATGCCCAACAAGGAAAAGAAAATAAAATGGATATTAATGTATTCATGACCCTTAATGACTTCATACTCATCAACATAAAGCTGCTTGAAATATCCAACCTAAATCTCTATCGTTCAGAAAGTTACAATCATCCATATATAAAAGTAGATATCAACTCTCCCTCATCGTGGAGTCCGGGCACCTCAAAAACGCTTTCCCTGCTTGCTGGAAAACACGAAGATGAAGGGCCAATCCTAAATAAAAAACAAATCAACATCCCCCGAAGCCAACGTATTGGTTTTATAGACATTAAATATGGTGGCGAAGATGAATATGCAATTGGAGCCTCACACTACGGTGCAGATACTTCACTTACGGCGAAGATCGCAAAAAAAGAATTACACAAAATACTCAAAAAATATGCGCACGCAAATGTTAAAAACACAAATGGAGACATCATAAAGAATCACTATTGGACTGATTCTGCCCTAGCCTCTGGCAAAAATTGGCACAGATTCATCGGATCGGGCGAGTACAAACACAAGAATATAAATCCCGGATATCGTCCAACATACGATAGTGAAAAATTATTACAACTCCAACCAGAAAACAAGGATATAACTTAAGACTATAATTAGCCTACAATAAAACCGCTATCGATACTATCGATCCGCAAGTCGGACGGTTTATCAGCAAAGACTCGATAGGGTTTTCGGGTGGGCTAAATGTATATGCGTATGCGCCGAATCCGGTGGGGTGGGTTGATTCGTTTGGGTTGGCTCGAGTTTATAGAAACGCTCCTTATCATGGAGCTACAGACAATCCAATTAAGAGTAGAGCGCCATCAAATGGACAAGCTGCATTGGATAACTCTTCTCAAGTCAAAGATTCATCGCCTCGAAGGGTTGGAGTTGACATTGAAAATAACGAGTTAATAATTCTTGACAAAACCCAAGTAACCCCCAATTCAGATGAGGAATATCATAGTCATGTTAGATGCTGGTGTGATTTGCACACCGATCAGCAAAACACGCTAAGAAGAGCACAACAAGTAACTAGCAAAGGAAAAATAAGGAGACAGCCATGATAGAGCCACATCAAAAATCAGATATAGAACTACTACTCAAATCTAATGATGAGCAAACCATCCTAGACTCAATCATGCACATGACTTTCAACGTAAATGACCCCGAGTGGATTCAAAAAAAATGCATCGAACAAATTAATCTGAAAAAAAGTTCAAACATAACAGGGCTAGCAATTACATGCCTAGGGCACATAGCACGACTTCATGGCGTAATCAATGAAAACACCACCATCCCCCTGCTAAAAAAACTCCTGAAGGACAAAGAATTCTCAGGCAGGGCCGAAGATGCTTTAGATGACATTGAACAGTTTACAAAAAAATAAACATATCTTCAGATCGAGGGAAGCTACTCACTATCAACGATCCGCTCTGGACAAATTGATATTTACACTGCATTTTGAACTCATTACTGATGGCATTCTGATAGTTCAGTGAACGAATACATCCTCACATGCAGGCTTCAATATAAAGACAATAACAGACTAAGGTTACCTAGTGATGCATGTCACTTGCACAAGAGGTCATATCCAATACTTATAAAAAGTACCTATTCCGTCAGCGACGTAAGGGGAGCACTGCAAGTTATGAAGACCTTCGCGGTACCGGACTGATCACCAGTGACTCACAAGTATGGTTGCAGCGCTGACCATAGAGTTCATAGCTCTTTAACAGTCGGGAAACACCGGCATTGGCCTCCCGTTGTCAATGCCTGCAAGTATTAAGACAAACCTTCGCCCTCCACCCTGCCAGCAGCCTGCGCGACTACGTCGGCCAGCACTACACCTACGACGCCCGCGGCAACCTGCTTGAACGCCTCGACAACGGCAAAAAAGCCCGTTTCACCTGGGACCTCTACGACCGCCTGACCCGCTACGAAGACGATCGCCTGACCGCCGACTTCGCCTACGACGCACTGGGGAGACGGGTAGCCAAATACTCCAAAGCCCACTACCCACCCAGCCCCGGCGCCGGCCCGGCGTGGATCGAGCAGCAACAGCGCACGCTCAACGCCCAATACGACTGTGGCCGAAACATCTACGCCTGGGACGGCGAACTTGGCCTATGAAAGCCGCAACGGCGAAACCACTTTGCGACAACGCAAAAAAAGGTGTTTTCCACTGTAGACGGCTATAGCCCCACACTTGACGAGGCTGCACATCGAAAAGAGGGCTGTGGCCAATTAGTCAGCGTTCTTGCTCAATAGGCTCTATCAAAGAAGCTGAATGATTAGGTAAACACAATCATCGAATCTGACCATGCAGGAAGAGAACTGGCTCTACACTTTAGGCAATGCCACTTGCTTGCTTGGAACTGATTTCTGAGCAGGATCAAAGAGCAGCAACTCTGGGGATGTTCTTTCTGGCTTAAGGTGTGACTTATGTCGATTTCAACTGGCATTGCGCGGAAGCTGTGTGGCGTCTTCTCTTTCAAACGAATCACTGCGACTCGGCGGCTCAGTCGCGATGAAGCCAGCCTGATTGAGCACTACCGCATGCTTTCTGAGTCAGACCGCATTGCGATGCGCTACCTGTGTACTTCACTTAAAGAAATATCTCGCTTCTGAAACTCGGTGATGCCCTAGACTGCCGGGCTACAGACATAGAGACATCGAACGAGATTGTGGGGGTGGCGAGAAATCGCAACGAGAAGGAGGCTGACTTTAAGGCACCTCTGATTGGGTAAACGATGGCAGCCCTACAGTCCCATTTCCCAACCCCCAGAAACGACAAAGCCCGCTAAAAGCGGGCTCTGTCGGTGTATCAATATGGCGGAGGCGTAGAGATTCGAACTCTAGGACCTGTTACAGTCGACGGTTTTCAAGACCCCTATGCATATATATACAGCACGGGGCTTGTAGGAAATTTCTAGTACCAATACTTCAATGGTGGCGATTGGCTGGAAGCCGCGTTCTGTGCGGGGAGATTTTTTGGTTTTGGGACTACTTTTACCCTATCAATTGCTCACAATGATTGGGAGTCGTAGTGCCAAGGAAGCTGCAACGAATTTACAATCCTGAGCCCAAAAAAATCAGCATCCATTCATGATCTATCTCATCAAAGAACTGCGTGATATCCGCATACAATATCCAGTTCACCTTCTAGCACTTCAGCGCGATCGTCAACGCATACAACGGGTCGTGATGGCTACACCCCATCGAAACCATACCCCTCCAGAATGCCCTAACTCCAAGATGCTCGGGCAATATAATCTTTATAACTCAGGGAATTTTAAACTATTAGCTTATAGCGTAGCCCCCCTTAAAGAAAAGGACTTTTATTTATTATCTAATTTAATGAACTCATGTTCGCCTTTATCTATCGAACTGAGGAACCCGGAGACTCCAAAAGCAATCAAAGGGAAAAGCAACGGCAATATAACTGTGTATTTAAACGCACCAAAAATCGTGCTAAAGAGGTACAATTTATTAGAAAACAAACCTCGAGTTGAGTCCTCATAGCCAGGGCCAAAAATATTAGACAATATTGCAAACACGCAAGCCAATACCATGATTATACCGAGAGCATTTTCTTTGTATCTCGCAAACTCTAACACCCCAAGAAAATTCATTTTAAGAAAATATCGAGAACATATACCACCCCATAGCAACATCATCACAAACAGAGCTAGATCCTTCTCATAAATCCATGCAGTTTTTTTTAGAAATGGAAGTTCTTTATTCTCAACAAAATAAGCTTCTGCTCTTTCGATTACAGGTAAAAAGCGGTGCAAGTCATTATGGATAGCGATGTCGCTATAAAAAATTCCAATGCTAGTCAACCACGCTAAGGCGAGATAAACAACCCAACCATACAAAAGCGGCTTTATTGTCATTAAATATATTTATCCTAATTTTAGGGAACATTCTTTCTGTTGCACTAACATGAATTAGCCTGAAAGGCTCGCACCACTAATGATAATCATTATCCACATAATGATACATATGAATGAAATTCTCTAGCTAAACCTTCAAGAAATTCACCAATTGTAGGAAATATCTAGTCCAAATACTCCAATGGCGGCGACTGAGTGGATGTCGCGTTCTGTACGGGGAGGGTTTGGCTTTAGAACTAGTCTCACCCTACCAATCGCGCACAAGGATTAGGAATCCTTGTGCGCTGGAAGCTACAGCGGATTTGCAACCCGGTAGGGAAATTCAAGCGGGCCGTTGGCTGTATCAATATTTCGTTCCGAAACTCATAACTTTTTGGCGAGCTGCAAAGCGCACACAGCAAGGCGCTCCCTTTGTATTTCGGAACTATTTTTTCAGCCGCCTAACCAGTACAGAAAAAATGCAAGCCTACAATTTTTTGCTCATCAATTTCGTACGGCCAAATAATTCACACTCTCAACTAACTACCATAATACCGTTCCGCATCCAGTGCCTGCAGCTCAGCTTTTTACACTCCCATAAACGTAAGATAGCAAACTTATAAAATGAGCACATCCCTACCAAACCTGGCACACAAAAGCTAAGACTTTCTCAGGCTAGCTATTAAGCTTGATAACTGCTCAAGTCCGTCGAAGCTTGAGGGAATAGCATCACCGCTATTAACAATACCACTAAAAACAACCTGCTCAAACTTTAGCAATAAATCAGAATCCTTATCTTTTATATCCTTAGCATAATCAACATAACTCTGTATAAACTGACAAAGAGTCATCCTAAAATCAATTTGAAGCAACTGGGTTTGAACAGACTTAAAATTATGCATAGTAACTCTAAAAAAATACATCAACAACAATTCAAAACCCGCAAGCAGAAGATAAGAATCAAGTCCAACTGCCGACACACCACTACCAAAAAACAAAAACCAAACCTTAAGAACCAAGGGAAGCAACATAGAGATGGCCAAAACCCACATCAAGCATACAGCCGAGTTCTTCTCCTTTTCTTTACGCTTTTTAAGGTCATCAAATCCTTTGCTCAGCCCTACAAAATTAAATGCATCCTTATAACTATCTAAAGTAGACTTCAATGCTTCAACTTCTATTTTACGCTTATGATAGGCACTCTCAAATCTATCTTGTTCATTTTTTGCCTTAGCTAGAAAGCTAGGTAATTCTTTGAGGCCAGTCATTTGCGAATGCCTCAAATAGCTTCTCACCACACCTGCTACCATTTGACTCCCTGTATACCGGATTTGAGTCATAACAGAGGGTGATAGATTACAGGCGACAAGATCGACATTAGACATATGAATATCAAATTCACTGGATGTGTCATCTGGACTAACGATTTTATACTCCATTAAAAATCTATACGACATCACAAACAAGTATTCCAAACCAGCACGCTCACCAAACTTGAACCTCCCAACCTCCCCCATAAAGTCCTTACCAACTGAAGCCAAATTAAAAAGGCAATACGAGTCATATATTTTATGATGCATAATTATATGATCCACTGCAAACTTTACAAAGCGACAAGTCTCATCAGCGCCCCCGTCGCTGTCCTCCTTAAAATAGTTATCAAGCTTCAAACTGAAAGCCCCGAGAAGCTGCAAATTCTGAGCCCCCCCAAAGAAAACATTATTCGCCATTAAATCAATCTCGCCCATTAATACTTATAAAAAAACAGTCTGATTTTAAACTCTTCCAAGAAAAAATCCAGACGCAAATGTTTAAATTTTGCAATCCCGAAAATTAAAACACCATACATCGTCCGCAGCCCCTATTTACGTCAGCTACCGGTTATCACAGGTACCTTCTAGCAATCCCAATAATCAGTATTGAAACCTTCCAAAAACATGTTCTAAATGGGATATGGACCCTATGGTGCTCCGAATCTGCATTTGGGCGAAAAAGAAACAACCTTGGTGTTTGTTGGCCCGACTGAATGCTGAAACACCCAGAAACAGCCGCTCCTTTTACTTCGTAGCTGAGACTTTTTTTGCGTAGGTCTGACAGGCCTGCAACGCGATCAATCCTTGATCACCGTCGCCGGTGATTCCGATAATTCGTTGAGCATGCGCTGGGTCAAGTTGGGCTCTACGAGGGTCATGAACCACGCCGCCGGTGCGGGTGGTGGTTTGCATTGCGTCACAACCAACTGGGTCGGTGGCGTCGAGTAGGATTGACAGCCGCAGATCAGCAGTAGCAAGGCGATCACGCAGGCGTGTTTGATTGGTTTTTTCATCGATCAGGGCTCGGTAGTGGGCTTGGTCGCTGGCTGCCAGCCATTGTTCAAGAGCAAAACGCTTGCCCTGCTCTTCCAGGATTAACGCGGAGTTGAGGTTGGCCACACGAGTAAGTGCGGTTTGATGATCTGCGTTCTGATCAGCCAGTTGCTTGCCGTAGCGCCATGCATCCACTTTCCAAGTGGCAAAACAAGCAATGGCCAACAGCAGAGCAAGGCCCACCCAACGCGCCGGGCTCATGCAAGCACCTTCAGCGCTCGGGCGTAAACTGCCTGGCGATCAGCCAACCCTGTCAGCCCGCCGTTCACGCGCCGGGTGATGGTTTCGATATCGCCCTTGTCGGCCAGCGAGTTCAGTCCGTTACTGGACCAGAACCACGCGGCGGCCATGCAGGCGTGCTGCGGTTTCTCCAGCAGTTCAGGCTGTGTGAGCAGGTCCAGACCAAGCGCTTCACCGCACAGCCGGTAGTTGGTCTTGCCGGTGAGCTGGATCAGGCCGCGCCCTCGATACTTCCAGCCATCGCCCGGCGCGGTGTTACCCATGCGTCCGGCGTAGACGTTGTTGGCGATCTGCTCAGGCTTGCCAGTAAGGCTCAGGCACAAAGCTTTGGGCTTATTGCGCTGTCTATCCTTGATCAGCACCTTGACGTAGCCGCCCTTGCCGTCCGACTCGGCGTAACGATTGGGCCAGGTGTTGGCCAGCCCGTCAGCGCTGTAGTTAAGATTCTCCACAAGGCGCGTCAGATGGGCGGACTCATGTCCGATCTGCGCGATAAAGGCCGCAATGCGCTTTAGTCCAACGATCTGGTACCGGTTCATTGCGGCGTTTAAGACAGGAACAAAAAAGCCGGCAACTTGGCCGGCGTTCGGGAGGATCAGCAGCAGTTGCTGCGATGTGATGGGCATGGGGTTTCTCCGGGCGAAAAAAAGCCCGCGCGGCGGCGAGCTCTACACCTAATCCTAAAGATCAGATATCAATTGATACCCGTAATGCGCTGACGGTTCTCAGCGTAATCCAAGGCAACTAACTCTGCCGCTGACTTCACAGAACAATCGTCATAGATTGACCGGTAAACAACCCCGTCCCAGTTAGGTGCACCGAATACTGGGCCAGACCCGATCAATGGGGTAGGAAATGACGTGTTAGGCTGCGGGATAGATGTGTACGCACTTACGCTGGAACCCTTGGCCACACCGTTCACGTAAGTGACCAAGTCATACTTTCCGTCAGAGGCGCGCTTCTTCATCGACATAGCGAACTGGTAGACATCGTCCGTTTTTGCATCAGCAGCAGTGACTGCTTGGGCCTGCCAACCACCAACATGAAAACGAAGATCACCGCCTGCCCCACTCCAAGTCATGCCGTATTGGTTACCGTCAGCTCCATAGCTCGAGCCAGCACTTATAACAGCAGCACCGCCTGTTGGAGCCCCCAGTTTTATCCAGATTATCGCGACAAACGCATCCGCGCTGGCAGGGGCTATACCACTGGCTGGAAGGGTTATTCTCCGCGCGCCCGTCGCTGCCAGCCTGAACCCGCCGTCAAAGCCAATGGCGCCGGTAAAGCTTGCGGACGGACCGTCGTCTAGCAGGTTCTTCCAGACATCCAAACCTGGCACAGGGGCTGCTTGGCGGGGAAACGAGTAAGTGTCTTTTGCATCAAAGCAAAACTTAGTACCCGCCGTGATCACTTTGTCCCGGTACAACTTCGGGATAGTTGGGTCAGTAAAAAACCCAGGGAGTCGAAAAATCAAACCGCTCATAATTACCAGCCTCGCTGTTTCAAAAGTTCATAAATATGATTTGCAACGATGCGCCAACCGGCGTCGTTAAGGTGAATGTTGTCTACCCGTAAAGACGAGGGGGTGCAGCCGTTCAGCAGGTTTTGAACATCCGTAGGGTTGTTTGGGTCGTAATGGCGCTGGAGCACAGGGGTTATGTCGATGAAGTTATCCGGCCAGCGCTCCCTCCACTTCTGGTGTAGCGCCATTATATCGCTGTAATACGGCGTCCCTTTATGGCGATCGGAATAGTCCGCGATGGCCATGCCGATAACAAAGAAACGCTTCTCTTGCGTCTTCAAAAAATCGACCATACGGGTGACGTTACCGTCGATCTGTGGCCGAAATTCAGGCTGAAAGTCATTGTTACCCGCCCAAATTGTAACCGTACGGAAATCGTACGCTTCGCTCTGGTCAAGGATGAACGGTGTGACTTCATCAATCTGCACAGCGGCACCCGGCTGGGATCGCGTGAAGGTGAGAACGCTGTTGACGTGGCTCAAGGTTCCCTTAACCCCGTAAAGCCGGCCGTAAACAACCTGGGCATTGAACATGAAAGGTACGTCCACTGAAACGGAAACGCCGCCAGATGCCGGGATCGTGTTGTTTGCGATTGTGACCATTGGAGCCACCCCGCCTTGGCGCCGCGCGATCTGACCGGACTTCTGGCCGCCAACTCCGCCAGAGATAATGCTCCGATCAGGCATGAGCTCGCGTAAGAACTTCTGCCAGGTATTTTCTGACATCGAGTCACCCCATGTAATTAGGTCCTTACTTGGGGTGATCCACTTGTTATTGGCCGCGCCAGTCTTTATCGCATCAAGCTCTTTGAGGATGTTGCGGCCTTTAACAATTAAGCTTCCGTCACTTTCTATTGCAAGAGCCAGAGCATCTGCTAAGTCCGTGATGGATAGCAAATTACCTGAGCGGTCATTACGATCCTTAAAAGACTTGGCTTCCAAAGCAAGGATATGACCAACTACATCTTTGAAGTTTCCAACATTCAATTTTCCGTCAGTTGTTAAGTCCAGGCCAAGTCTGTTAGCTAAGTCCCATACGCCAAACAATATTCCATTTCGCTGGGCGATCTGCTCAAAGTTAGCTGAAATATCTTCTATGGCCTTGGCATTCGGATAGCGATCCACCTCTTTCGCTACCCCGGCATTGTTTTGATAAAGAACCAGGTATTCAGCCGACTCAGGGCTGGGCACGCTGAAGTAACTGCCCACAGCCGTACTTGAAAGCCCCAAAGCAACAGACGTGTAAATCTGCGCGCCATTCATCTGAGTTGCCAGATCGGCCAACACCTTGGCATTGGTTGGGCGCATTACCCCGCCCCCCACATCGACCATCTTTGGCTCTTCCGACAGGAACAGCTCGTCGGCCGTATCAATCGTAACTCTCAGGCGTGCGAGATCATCGGCTCCGCTCATAAATACTCCAGGCACAAAAAAGCCCGCGCGGCGGCGGGCATGGGAATTAAAAAATCAGTTCAGAGTGGGGTTATCTGGCGCCGGGCCAGGACTTGGTGTACCAGCGCTGCATCAGGCTTCTGAGCTGGGCATTCATGACACCAATGTCCATACCTGCCAGCAGGCTGGCGTACTCAGCCTCGTTGACTACCGGCATTTCAAACAGTTCGACCGTGGCCGAGTAGCGCCACATGTTGACCCCGACAAGCTCGGGGCCCTGGTAGAAGTCGTCAGTGAACCTGACGCGGGTTAACTTAAGACCCAACGGGGTTCTGATCGGGCAGAGAAACCAGGCAGCCCAGCCAAGCTCCCACTTGCAAAAGCCCTCAAAAAGCTGCGCCTGCTCTGCGGTAAATAGCCACGAGACGTTGGCCGCCGTGGGAACGCTTTTATAAAGTCGCCGCTGCACGGCCCGGCCACTCACCTTGTTTGACCGTTTTATCGGACTGACAGGCGTGAAGCCATAACCCTCCCGCAGCGGCAGGGACAAGCCCTCCGGATAGGTAAGCATGAGCAGTCCTTATGTAGGTGCGTAATTGTCGTCATCGGCGTAGTAGTCGTCTCGGTACTCGACTGCTGAGAAGCTGCAAGAGCCGTCGGCGTCTGGCGCGATTTCAGTGAGCATGGCGCTGTAACCAATTTGTGTTGAGGCCGCGAACAGCAAGCGGGCCGGCTCAATCGACAGGTCGGTAACCAGATCAAAGTCCAGTGCCTTTGCCGGAATGCTCAGCGCGAAATCCGACAGTCGCGTAGGCACGATCAGCGGTGTGGCTGAGCCGTCGTGCCTGCGAAGTACGACACGGGGATTCTCCACATCCCAGTCAAGCGGCTCTGTCAGCTCCAAAATCACGCGATCGCCAACGATTTCGCCGTCGACAATCAAAGCTGACTGACTGGTACCGGGAATGTCGTCGGCCAGCACGACGTGGTCAAGACGCTCATAACACAGCGCTTCCAGGTCGGTGTTGCTTGAGTAGCTCCAGCGCTGGTAAAGGTGTTTACGCAGCTTTCGCTGCCCAATGCGCCAAGCGCGATCACGGCTCTGCACGCCATCAAGCTCTATCACGTCGACCTTCAGGCCCTGGCTTCCTTCAAAACGGCACGGGACCGTTTCGATTGCCCAGGTCTGCGGGTCGATGTATTTAACGTCCACGCCGTCGAAGTCGTCCGGCGTCCGTGCCTTGAACGACGAAACGAGCTCTGTTGTCATTTCATGGTTTGTGATGGTCCCGCGATGCCGCTGCATACCCTCACGAATACAGCCGATCAACCCGTCTGTCAGGCTCAAATGACTCATGCCTGCGGCAAAGATGGTTTGCAGAGCCTCACGCACCGAGATCTGCTCGGTAAAAGCGAAGTCGAACGTCTCGCCGCGCGGGGTCCAGAACTGAGTTTCCAATTCGTTGAGGGTGGCCACAGCCACTTCGCTGCGATCAATGCCGCGACTGTCGAGCAGGTGAAGCGCTGCGCCGCTGATTGTCCGCCCTGCCCGGCCCTCATAGAGCCGCTCGGAAACCATGCTAACGCGCCGATCTGACTGGGCGCCAAGGCGGTCGCCGGTTCGGATGTTAGCTGTAAAGATGGTCACCCCCTCGTAAGAGGTTGGCGCACTGAGTTTGGAGCGAAGGCCAAACCAAAAGACCGTGTCGCGCGTGTTACCGCCCTCCTGCGGAGCGTCCCGGCGCATACGAACCTGTGGCCGCATGCGATAAGGCAGCTTTAGCGTGAACTCAAACCCCAGCGCATCCTCTGTGCTTTCGGTAATGGTGTGTACAACACTGGTCCAGGCACCGCCAAGCGCAGCGTCTCGCCAATGCACGTGGAGAATCACCGTGCCGGCGCGGCGGTGGCCGTTGCTTTTGTACCAGGCCAGGCCAGACGGGATATAGAAGCTGTACTCAACGGTATCGGTCAGCTCTTGTTCCGGGGTGGCCATGAAAGGCCCAAGCCAGTTAAGCGAGCCAACAAAGTCAGACCCCAGCGCAAAGTCGAGCAGCGTCCTGGCAGTGAAGCCTGACCACCCGGCATCCACATTGCCTGTATCAGTGAGGCGGCGAACCGTCATAGTCAGGGCGTTCAGACTGGCTATCTGAAACCGCTGACCACGATAACCAATGGACATGCGCTGCGCGCCATCACTCAGCCCGGTAAAGGGGGCGCCACTGTCGTAGCGCAAAGTTATAAAGGCGTCACGCTCCGGCACGCCGCCCGCCGACGCGGTACCGACGGTGTAAACCGGCCCCACTCCAAAGATCGCAACAGGGGCGTTCGATTGAGAGATCGCACCGCCTTTATAAGGGCTGTACGGCTCAGAAATCATAAGCCGCCCTGAGTTGTCCTGCGCGGTCAGACCAATACCGGCAAGCTGGGCATTGATTGCCGACACCATCCCGCTCATGTTCACGAAGTCGGAAGCGAGGGATATGGTGCGGCTGTCGCCCCGGTAGGTGATCGTCCAAACAGCTGGAGTATCGCTGAAATCGTAAGTGGTCGGCGAAGAGGAAGCCTGCACTGATGACGGGTTGCCACCGGCGCCAGGAACAGGCGGAACGTAAGGTGAGTAGCTGGCCACCACCAGGTCATAATCCGTATCAACCGATAGCGTGACCTTCATCCCCGCAAAGGGGGATAAATCACCCAGTGGGCCAGCGATCTGGCTGAATGAGCCCACATTGCTGACCCTGTAGGTGTTGGGCGCCTTCAAGGTAACCGTGGTGCCCACCACCCACGACTCTGGAAACTCCGGGCTCACACCGGCAAGACTCACGCTCAGCCCTGCCAGCACCAGCGCATCCGCCACCGCGGATGATCCGCCAGATGCTGTTGAGGCCGTATCTAGCCCAGGCGTCCCCGCGTTGGTGCCGCCCACCTCGCCAACGATGTACCAATTCTCTGCGCGGCGATCACCTGCCAGGCTCGCGCCCGGCTTGTAAAACGTGTACGAAACGTCTGAGCCGAAAGCCGCCACCGGCGTGTCACCGATCTTGATGCTGCTGGCCAGTGTCGACAGCTCCCCGGCGCCAAGACATAAGCACAAACTGGTGTGCATTTCGCGCTTGTTGACGAACCGCGACACCGGCTGCACCACGCAGTCCGGGTAAATTTTGCTACGGCCAAGGATTTCAGGGACCGGCTCATTCACCTTTGCCCGGTTAACCTTCGCCGGGTTTGTGTCGATTGATTTGCCTTGCCCAGGCTGAGAGCCACCTGGAGTGGTCATGCTCATCATCATTGCCAGCGACACCGCCGCAATGGCTACCAAGGCCAATACGATAATCGTCTCTACCCCGCGCACCTGTGGGTAGATCCTCAGATCGGTATCAGGCTGCACAACGAACGACTCCCACTGATCCGCCGGCAACAACACCCCATCAACCTCAATGAAAATTGGGTGCTCGCGATCCAGTTCGAAGTCAGGCGCCAAGGCTTTCAGCCAATCGACCAGCCCGGTCGGCTCCGCAATAGCGTGACTCTCCAGCGGCTCGCTTTCCAGTCGGCTTGGATAGATGCGAATCATCGGTAGTACTCCACGCTAAAAAACCGGCGCTCAAAGCGACGCAGAGGGGTAAAGCTGACGTTGCGCCCCGGGTTGATCTCCAGCACCTCAAGCATGCCGTCGATCCTGACGACAACCGCGATGTGGTCCTGCACGCTACCGCGGTAGGCTATGGCGGCAATGCCATGTTCTGGCTCGCAGAGCGTCAACTGACCGTGAATCATCTCCTTGCAGGCCTGCACAAGCCCCCCGTCCCCCTTGCGCATTTCCGACCACTCAGGCCAATCCGGCAGACCCAGGTCCCGACGCACCTCCAACACCAGGCCGTAACAGTCAACGTGCGGCCACAGTCGGCCGCCCTCGACGTACTGGCCGAGGGTGTATTTATCGAGGTTCATTGGTAGCGGAGTCCTGGGAATTTGATCAGGTTGTAGGTGTTGCGCAGGCAGTTCGTGTCCAGCAGATTGAAGTAGCCCGCAGTGATCGACACTTGCATGGCCGTGCATTGACCACTTTTGATCTTGAAGTGGCTCGGCGCAGTGGCCGGTGCTCCAAGATCGTTTGAGGTATAGGTAAGAACCTCCAGCCGCATTTCGCGACCATCCTTGATCGCGGCGCGGATAAAGCCCGACGCCTGGCCGTCGACGTTGCTCAGGGCAAAGTTCAGGTCCTGAGTTCCGTCGTCGTTGCGCGCCGGGATGGCCAATTCCATGCCGCACGGCGTGCACGTCACAACCGAGCCATTCCCCAGCCCCACCACCAGCTCATCCCAGCCGTTGGTGAGGTAATACGTGGTGATGCCGTCCGTGACCTTTAGCACCGGGTGAATGATTTCAGGCCCGGAGCTTGCGTACAGCCTTTTTAAAATGCTCATCGAGGCTGCCTCCGCAGTCCGTAGCCATTTGTCAGCGCTCGCGTGATATCGCCATTGCCATTGGCAAGGTCTCCGGCGATCGCGCGCTTGGCTTCTCTGATAAAGATCTTCAGTTGATCCCCTTCCTGTCTCGTCTCAACTTGGGCGGGTGCATAGTTGTGAATGGCAATATTGTTCCCGCCGGGACCGCCTTTTTGAGCAACCTGATCCAGGGTGCGATCCAGCTTTGCGCTGGTTTCAGCGGTAGTAACCCGCTCACCCTTTTGCAGGAACCACGTACCGTCCTCCGGAATGGAATCAATTCCGTCGTGCGCCATACCCGCAAGCGCAGCAGTTGCAACACCGGCCACCATTGGCGCGGTCGCCGCGGCCGCCGTTGCGGCAGCAGCAGGCGCCAGGAGCGGGCCAACAATTGGGATGGCTGCGGTAGAAGCGAATGCGGCAAGGCTGGCCTGGAACGCAGTTGCCTGGGCGTTGGCAATCAGTGCTGGTACAGCGCTGGCCTGAGCAGTCTTGCCGACGACCAACTGAACGGCCTGATACACAAGCCACTGTGCCGCCATATCAGTCAGCGCCTTGAGCGTGGCCTGGGCAAACCCTGCAATAAGGTTACCCAAGGCATCACTAGCACTCTCTGCGCCAGTCACCACATCGGTAATAAATTCACTCAGGCCGCTTCTGGCCTCCCCCAAAATAGAGGTTGTCGCAGCTGCGGCCTGAGCGGTGTAGTCCTGCGCCGCATCAACGTAGTTCTGCCAGGCGTCACTGACGCCCGCCAGCCAGTTGGATTGTGCTTCGTCCTGCTGGTCGTAGTAGTCCTGCTGGATTTTCTGGCGTTCAGCCAGGGCGGCCGCGAGCAATTCCGTCTCTTTTTTGTAGCGGCTTTCTGCATCGGGGTCGCCCAGCAGGTCTGCCTCTTTGTACTGCTTGTACATTTCGGCGCGCTGTTTGGCGTAATCTTGCTCAATGGCCAGGTTTTCCTTGAGGCGCTCCCTAAATTTATCCCCCGCCCCGGCGCCTGCCAGTTCCAGCTCAAAGCCCTGCTTGACGATGGTGTTGCTGTCTTTCAGGTTGGCGGCCAGAGCGGCCAGCTTTAAGTCTTCTTCATTCTGTTTCTTGAGTTTGATTTTGGCATCAAGCTCGGCGGCCAAATCCTTAAGCACCTTCTGGCGTTCAGTGCTCACACCCTTGAGCTTTCCTGCCTCAAGTTCGAAAGCCAGCTTGGCTACCTCGCTGGCTTTGTTTTGCTTGCCAGTCGTTTCGTCAATCAGCGTGATCTGGCGGCGGTAATTTTCCTCGGCGTCAACGCCGCGCTTTTTCAGGGCCTCGGCTGCGGACTTAGCTGAAGCTTTAGCGGCATCATCGGACTTTTTTGTGGCTTCCGCTGCCTTGATGGCCGCATCTGCGCGCTTTTGATCGGCGATAAGCAGCTCACCCTCGCCTTCCTTCAGGCCCTCAACTAGCCCGGCCTTGATTCTCGCTGCCAACTTTTCGGCTTCGGTTTTTTTTCCTGCCAATAAGATCTGCTCTTGGATCTTCTTGGACATCTCTGTGTAGACTTTCGAGGCAGGAAGTTCTTCGGGGGCTGCCAAAATTCCGTTTAGCTGTTTGATCTGACCGAAGAACGCTTCAACTTTTTGCCTTGCGGTATCCAGCAGGCCCGCCTGAGTAATTAGGCCTTGATTCCACTCTTGGACTCTAGAGTCGTCAGGATGCTCTTTCAGTAATCGCTGGAATTGATTTACTGCAGTCTCCGCATCAACTGCGGCAAGCTGGGCATCAATGAGCCCGCTGTTTATGTCCTGCAAAGCGGATCTTGCTTGGTTTTTCGTAAACCCATCGAAAGACTTATTAAGCCAATCAACTTTATCGGCGAGAGCCTCCGCACTGTCTTTCGCGTCATCGCTTTTAAGCATGAAGTAGCCAATCGCTGCAGCAGCGGCAACCGCTACCCCAACTGGCCCGCCCAAAAGAGCCATGGCTGCAGACGCCCCCCTAGCGGCCACCCCCATTGTCGTAATTGCAGCAGTCGCGGCAGCAGATGAACCAGACAATCTAAGCGTTGCCGCTTGAGCAGCTATCGCCTGGGCCTCCAAAATCAAAAACCTTGAAGACGCAGCCACAGTTGCAGCGGCCAATTTTCCCGCCAAGACTGCCGCCAGAACAACAGCAGCATTGCCTAACGCCTCAACTGCAGTTTTGGCCGCGGGCGACGAAAGAGTTTTGTTTAGCGCTTCGACGGCATTTCTAGCCGTGTCTAGGCTTCCATCACCTGTCAACAGGGAGGATATGGTGTTCTGTAGAGCATCAAGCGAACCGCCAAAAGTTTCACGAGCCGCCTTTGCAGCGCCGCCATAAGACTCTTCCAAGGCTTGGAGGATGATCCCCTGGGCCCCGGCAACATCGCCGGTGGACTCCATGGCCAATGCCATTTTCTTTTGCTCTTCCGTAAACCGGAAGCCCTGCTTACTCAGAGACGTCAAGCCTTGAGATGGCACGTCCAGCGCACGACCAATCGTCTCAGCCGCAGCTTTTACTGTGACTCCAGTCCGGGTGGCCATGTCGGCAGCGGACTGCAACGCACGATTAAACTGATTTCCCACCACGCCCGTGAAGGCAAGCAGCGTGGTTTGAGCTTGGTTGATATCGCCGCCAGAAAAAGTTGTGGCCTTCTCCAGCGCTCCAGCCAGTGAGTTCAATTGATCTCGATTAAACCCTGCAGACTCACCGGTCGACCTCAATACCGCGCCAAGTTGAGCCTGCTCCTGCTCCGCGTTCCGGGTCTCTGTAATGAACCGTCCAAAAAGACTTCCGACTGAAAGAGCGCCCACAACCCCAGCCGCAGCACCGGCCAGGGCTGACCAAGCCTGAGATGCTTCCTTTGCGGCCTCCGCCATTTCCCGCGATGTCTTTTTTGCTGCCCTCCCGGCCTGATCCATAGGCCCAGTGAACCCGCCTATCTTGGCTATCAAGTCGAGGGTCAAAGTACCAAGTGATCCCGCCATACTTTTCTCCGGGCATGAAAAAGCCCGCACTTGGCGGGCTTCAAAATTTCAACGAACAGCCTACTGATAAGGGTTTGTCGTCTCAGTAGTTGTAAAACTGACCACTTTCCCAGACGAATCGATAATCACGCTTAGCGCTTGATTGCTGTAGCTCGATCCGGCGAAGCCAACTTTCGCATACCCCCAGGACATTATTTGAGTTCCGTCAGAGTTGCTCGATGTCGTCAACGGACTCCCAAAACTGCTGAGCAAATCATTTTTTGTCGTCACTCCCTGCTTGATTTGATCAAGCTGGGCTTGTGTGACTGGCTTCCCATACTGAGTAGCACAGGCTGCGAGGGCACAAGACGCCAACAAAACAAAAATCTTCCGCATGATTTAGCTCCCTGTCAAAAGGGGCAAATCTACCACTCACCCAACACCTTCATCACGCCCATTTTGCTATTGCTTCCTCCAAGGATTCGATGCGCGGATCCATATGCGGCGCAAAGTCCTGCTGGTAAAGCTTCGGCACATCATTGCCAAACTTCCAGTTGAAGAAGAAGGCCTGGAACTGCGCCAAGGCAATCTCAACACGCATACCCAGGTGCAGCGACCCGCGCTTCTGTCTGAATTTCATCCAGACCATGAACTCCAAGTAGGTCATGTTTTCTTGCGCTTCGGCGATGGTGCGACCGCCTACTCCATTCATGACGAGCTCGCACCACAGTTCATCGGTCGGATTTAGCGTTTCGGCCGCACCGGCTTCCGCTTGGTCGCCGGAGGCTTTCCCGCGTTCTGAACCTCGCCGATTGCAATCAGCAGCAGGTTGGTGAGATCAGGGTCAAGAGCGCCCTTCTCTGGATCTGCTTCTCCCGTGATGTCAGCAACAGTGAAAACCGCCTTGCCTTCGGCATCGCAGATGCTGGAAGCAATGCGGCAGGCCAGCGGGTCTGCACCACGATGGGCGGCAATGTCGCCAATCGCAGTCTGGTACGACAGAGGCCGGACAAAGCACGTGAAGCTTGAGCCTGCCCATTCAATCGTTTTTTCGACCGGCCGCGCCGTGAAGGCCTGGGACTTTTTCAGGTTTGCAATGTTCAGTTCCATTAAGGGGATACCTTACGAATCCAGGCAGAACCGCCCGAACGCTGAATCGACACAGTCGATGCAACCACGGTGTTCTGCGCAAAAGTGAACGGGAAGTCGGCCACGTAGCCTTGGAAGGTGAACCAGGTGCGAGTTGGCGGGAGATCGAAATCACCACCGGTGGCCAAGCTGACTGTTGCAGCCGCACCGGTACCAGTGCCGCCTGTAAAGGACACGGCAGGAGCAGACGTGTAGCCGGAACCCTTGCTGGTAATGGTCACGCCAGTCACCGCACCGCCGCTCACAGTCGCAATTGCAGTTGCACCAGTGCCGCCCCCGCCAGTCAAGGCAACAGCTGGAGCGCTGGTGTAGCCGGTACCGCCGGATGTAACGGTGGCCACGCCCAAGCTGCCTGAGCTCGCGATTTTTGGAGCGATATTCGTGCCGTCGGACCAGCCAACCACCCACTTGATAGTGGTTTCGCCTTTGGCCTCTGAGAGCTGATGCAGGCGAATATGGCTCGCATTGTTCGGATCTGCGTTAAGGCCCAGACTCGCTTGCCCCGGCGTGCGCAAACCCTTCTTATAGCTGCGTTCATCGTCGCTCAAGCACGTGTCTTCGATCTGGTCGGCAGGCGCGCCGCCCGGATCAAAACTGGTGGCGCACTCGACCTCCATAACAGTCAAAGGGCCGTTACCTGAAACAGGAGGGACCAGCGCGTATACCTGGGTACCCTGGGTAAGCATCGACATAGCATTCTCCAAATGTCGGGCACAAAAAACCCGCACTTGGCGGGGTTGGTTTTTGGTTGAAGCGTTATCGCGGGACGAGCCAGCTCACATCAAAGCTGTATCGAAAGTTCTTTGTTGCCGGATCACGGCTTTCACCGCCCCAGCGGGTGATGTTGGCATTCAGTTCAATTGCATGCCGGAGCGCCTTGGCAACTGCCCTGGCATCTGAGCCACTGGAGGCATATACATCGACTTGAAGCCTGTAGCCGTCAATGTCGGGCCGGCCGGCCAAAAAGTTTTCCGGGTTGCCGCCTATGATCTGCCAAACCGCATAGGGCTTTTGTACATCCTGCGGGGCATCGCCAAACGGATATAGCCGCTGAGGCTTGGACCCAAGCAGCGCAGAAACCCCGGAGTCGAGCGCACATACAGCGTTGATAGGTGCGGACATCAGCTACTGCTCCTTGACTTGGTATCGCGCCGGATCGCTCTGTTGAGGCCTTTTTCGAACTGCGTAGCAAACTCATTGGTGATTTCAGCAATATGGTTTTCAAGCGCTGGCCGTACGAATGGATCAGCCGCAATATGCTCGGTACCGAACTCCAGTAATCGCCAGTGCGGGGTTGGAGCGTTCTTCTCCGTGCTGCCGTTCTTGCGCAGCACAGCGCCATGCATGACGCCTATACGGAAACCAAGGTCGCCGGTACGACGAAAAAGCCGGCCATTCCAACGAAGTACGATGTTGTCAGCAATTGCTCGACCGGTTTCAGGATCATCCACCCTATTGGCGCCTTCCTTGGCATGATTGACTGCCAGCCCAGCAGCCCGACGAAGCGCGGAGCGCCCGGTCTTGCGTTTTGTCTCATCGTTAACCGTGGCGAGTTTCGATAGCAGGCTGTCAATTCCGATCATGTTGAACTGAATGTCGTCAGCCATCGTTCACACCCAGGGAGTAAGGCAGCGTCAAATAGTCCAAGCCAGACTTTGGGTCAGGAAGTACGCCATGGATGTTGTACACCTGACCGCGATACAGGCCGCGCATTTGAGCCATGATATCTGTCCGACGCCGAATTACGATGCGACCCACGACTTCGGATTGCACCGCCTGAGCGGCGATGAACTCCCGGCCACTCAACGGTTCGATTGAAGCCCAGACGGTGACAACATCAACCCAAACACCCGGCAAGGGTTCTTGGGTTTCAGGGTCAACACCCGGGGCCAGCTTCTGGAACTGAATGCGGTGCCGCAGATCTCCGGCTCTCATACGTTCACCCACCGATGAGGCTTCCAAAGGGCATTGGTTGCCATCGGCAGTTCGGAAGTGATCGTTCCGATCACCACCGTCTCGCGCGCGCTGTACCAGTGCCCAATAAGCAGTAAAGCCCCCTGTTTAATTGCTTTTGTCATCAGCAGTGCATTGCCGACCGGATCTGGCAAAGCCTCATCCGGATCGATCAGCGCTCGATTAGTCCAGGTCTCGAACGCACTTAGGGCCGCATCCGTGTAGCCCTGAATCAGCGCGTCCTCATCGTCATGGTCGACCCGCAAGTGAGCCTTGACGATGGAGAGATCAATCACCCTTAGGCACCAGCGCCTGAAGGGCTTCCTTGTTGGCATTCGGATCGAATGCAATACCTTTTTCGGTAAGCCACGCTTTCAACTCGGGAACCTTCATTTTGAGCGGATCAGTCTCTTTCTGCGCCTCAATCGCCGCGTCGATTTCTTCCTGAGAGCTACGCGACGCATAACCTTCAGGTGGGTAATTCACCGCCAAGTAGCCGGCCGCCACAAAATCGGCAACGGTAGGGCCATCCAGCTTCAGACCATTGGCGTCCAGTTGGCCGGGGTAAGACGCCACGCCCAGGTGCTCAACCGCCACCAACGCGCAACGCTCCGAAACATCCTGCTCACCCGCCTGGATTTCAATAACTTGGTTGCCGTCCACGGCGAACGGGAACGGCTTCTTCACGAGAATAATCGGCATAAAACCTCCGCAAAGTGGGCGCCCTAAGGCGCCCTCCCAATCAGGCAGCGCTCAGGGTAAGAACCTTGATCGCCTGGGAGTCAACGAGCATACCGCCGACGCGCTTGGTGGTGTAGAAGCCAACATAAGGCTTATTGGTGTAGGGGTCGCGTAGGACGCGAGTGCCAATACGGTCAACGATGGTATAGCCGCGTTTGAAGTCGCCGAACGAAATAGCGTTGGCATCAGCGGCAACATCGGGCACATCCTCGTTTTCGGTAATTCCATAACCGAGAAGTGTTGACGGCTTGTCAGCCTCCAAGCCTGGGCGCCAGAGATAGTTGCCCTGGCTGTCCTTCAACTTCCGCACATAGGCGACAGTCAAGTTGGTCATCATGAACGTGGCGTTGGCACGGTAGCCTGCTTTCAGCGAATGAATCAGATCAATGATGTTGTCGCCATTGAAGCTACCTGCAGCCCCGGAAATCAGCTTTTGAAGCTTGCCAAAATCACGGGTTTTGTCATCGTCCAGTACCAGGTCATACGCCAGGTAGCCCTTAGGCTTATTCACACCATTGCCACTGGTGAAGGCCGAGCCTTCCTTCTCCGAGAACTCGCGTGTGACCTCGGCTCCCAACCAGGCCTCGGCGTTGAAGAAGATATCGTCCAGGCTGGTCTGGGTTGCTTGCGGGTTGGCGTAGATCTCACCCATAAAAGCAGAGATCTGGCCGAGGGTCGGGGTCCCAGTGGCAGGACGCGCAGCGGTCTCACCAACCCAACCAGACCCGGCGCCGCCCAAGCTGACCAACCGCTTATAGTCCGGGGTTCCGACAGATATTTGGTTGCACACCTGCCGCATAGGTGAGGTGTCCTTCAATAACTCAATGATGCTGCGGTCCAGTTCTTCAGGAACCGCATAACCGCCATCGGCTTCGGTGCCGATCTGCAGCGCCTTGGCCTGCAGATCGCCCAGGCCGGCATCAATACCCTTACGCACGAACTGCATGAACGCAGCCTTGTGCTCGCTGGCAGCTTTGGTTCCAGTGCCATCTGGGCGCTTGAGGGACAACAGCTCTTTTTCCAGATTGCTTTTCAGCTCATCCAGTTCGCTCAGCTTTTCGTTGAGGGTATCGACCTGGCCGGACAGCTTGCCCTTTTCTTCTTCCAGGCCATCAATGCGCTTGTCATTGGTCTTTTTGAATTCGTCGAACTTCTTGCCCAGGGCTTCGGCGACGTCTTCGATATCTTTCTTTTCAACAGCCATGAGAGGCTCCTTACATTCGATCAATTAGGGATTTGAGGGATTGCAGCGCTTCATCGGCACCCGCCTCTCGCGGTGAAACTGCGCCGTAGCCCTTGGCCATAAAGGCCTTGGCCTGGGAGCCAGAAAACCCAACCTCTCGAAGGGCTCGCTCCACTTTGCTGGGCGGCGGTGTTTCGCCGCGGGCCAGCAAAGATTTAACGTCAGTGATTCGGGCCTCGTCGTTTGCCGGGAAGGTGACCAGGGATACTTCCCATAGGTCGATTGCCTTCAGGATCCAGACACCCTTTTCCTTGTCGTATTCGTAGTCATCGAGCATGTAGCCGATGGACATGCCGGTCAGGCTGCCGGCCTTCATGTGGCCGTGGGCACGCTTGGCTAGCGGGTCTGCATCAATGAGCAACTGGCCTTTGACGTACAGACCGACGTCGTCCTCGCGCATCTCGGTGTAGATGCCGATCGGCTCGCTCATGTTGTGCTGCCAGAGCATCGCCGGTAGACGGCCTTTCTCTTTCCACTTGGCCAGACTGACGGCGAAAGCGCCGCGGATCACTACGTCGCCGTAGCTGTCTTCGACGCCGAAAACGGATCCATAGCCTTCGAACTCGCCGCTGTCGCTGACCGATTTAATGGTCAGCGGCAGGTCAAGACGCTGTTTTGTCTGCATCGTCGGCAGCCTCTGGTTTGGTGGTCATATTCATTGGGGTGAGGTACACATCCCCCCCTTCGCGCGGGTTCATGTCCTCAAGGTCGCGGCATTCGTTTGAGCTCAAAATGCTCCACTGAATACCCTTGGCATACGCCTCGTATCGCCCTTTTAGGTCGCCGCGCATCAACGCACCAGCATTGAACTTGGCGTAGTGGGTCAGACGGTCTTTCTCGTTGAGTAAGCCGACTTGGATGCGGTGCTCGATGCGAGTCATGATCGGAACCAGCGAGTAGTTCACGAAGCTCATGCCCATGTGCTCAATATTGTTGAGCGTCATTTTTTCCATGCTGGCAACTAGGTGCGGCGGCACTCGGAACAAGCCGCAGATCTGCGCCTCGGTCAGCTTCTTGGATTCTATGAACTGAGTGTCTTGGGCACTTAGGCTGATTGGCTTCCAGTCCAGCCCCATCTCCAAGATCATTGGCTTATAAGCGTTGGCCACACCCATGTGCTCACCCTGAAACTCAGTCTTGAGCCGATCAAATGCCTCGGGAGACAACTCCTGTTCAGTGCGCAGGACGCCGCTTGTGACTGCGCCGTTGGTGAAAAGCTTGGCGGCGTGCGCGTCCATAGCTTGACCAAGACCCAGCGCCTGGCGGGCATAGGCAATCGGGTTGAGACCATTCAGCCCGTCCAGGGTGAACAGCCGAACATGCCAAATTTCATCCTGCGTCAGAACCTTGGTGCCTGACTTGAAGTTGACGTTGTACTCAACCGTCCAGTCGTCTTTGAGCTTCGGGGTGACGATGTCCGGGTTCAGTGGTAGCAACTCGCCCACATTCCCAAGCGCCGAGACCTTGTAGGCATAGAAGTTGCCGCGCAGACACAGACAGGCCACCAGCAGTTCCCAGAACTCCTGAGCTGTCATGTAGCTGTTTGGGGCCATTGTGATAAGCGGATAAAGCCGGTGCCCGGTCGCAGGCAGTCGAACTCGGTCGGTCTTTTTGAGGAGCTGACACGGAAGCATCCCCATCGACTCCGCCAAGACTCGGACACAGTTGAATACAACCAACTGTTGCATGGCGCTATTCGTGGTGACGCGCTGCCCTGAGTTGCTTTCGTAGCCTTCCCCAAGGGCTTTAGCGAGTTTTTCCGAAGTATCGATTGCCTGGGAGGAGCTCTTTCTTCCAAGGAGCGATCGAAGCATTACCGGCCACCCCGCACTATCGAGACAACAGACAATGTGATCAGAAGAGCGCCACAGACAGTCAAGGCCAGAGGCTCTCCCATCCATGCCCACAACCCCCGGGTCAGCAGGCCAAGCCCAAGTATCCCGATAATGTCAGGCAAGGCTTCCTTCAGCGCAGCAAGCTTTGGCGCCTTAATTTCATCGGTCATAGGGTTCTTAGTCCGTGTTTCATGATGTGGTCAGAAAGGGTGCCTTCCACCTTGGGGTTTGTTGCCATTATCGAAACCGCACAGAACAGAGCCATGAGCGGGTCGATCTTTGCCGAGCCGCTCGCCTGTTTTGTTATCAAAATTGAGTTGCCTTTGGGCTCAACCCTTGCGTTACCGCAACACCAATTCATCAAAGGCTGGTCGGCATGAATGAGCCCGCCCTCGGCAAGCTTTCGCTCAGTTGTTTTGATCGCGCCACCGAGCCGCCACCCCTGACTGACACCAACCACCTTCTCCTGGCTGACACCACGAGCTGTGATCGCTTCAAGAATTGCACCGATGCCAGCAGGATCGAGACCTACCTGATGCAGGAGGCCAGAGGCGTCGACCTGATCTACGATGTCAGCCACTTCATCCACGTCATCGCCAATGTGCTTAACCAATACCAAGTCACCGCTTTGGGCGTAGTCGTGGAGGTTCGCTGCGATGTCCTTGCGGCGTTCAAACACCGATGGATGCGCCCAGGCTCTGAACCATGCCAGCCACTCTCGGGTTTCCCGGTCACGACCAAGCACGGCAAGACCAAGCAAGTCGTCAAGGCCGCCCCCGTCAACGCCAATCGTCACTACCTCGCTGCGCTCGAGGATGTAGTCCAGCGTGACGCACTTGCGGTTCTGAGACTCCCAGAACTCAGCGCCGGCCCAGCGGCTCGACATCAACGCCAGGCCAATCTCAACATTGAGAAATTTTGAGAGGAAGCCGCGCAGCGACTCTTCACCAGACTCTTCGGCCTTTGCCAATTCGCGCTCAAGGTACTCACGATCTACCGAGTACCCAAGATTCGGGTTTACGACATGAAAGTTCTCTGGCTTGCGATGCTCGCCAGCCTCGATCATCGAGCGAGGGAACTCGTAAATCACCGCCAAGAAGCGATGATCTTTAATCTTTCCGTCCCGGACGCCTCGGGCGTATTGCAGCTTTTGCAAGAACACCCCGGCCGGAGGCTTGTCCGACTGAGTTGTCAAATAAATGATGCAACCCTCAGGGCGCGAGGCCAGACCGCCCGTGGCCTCACGCAGCATGTTCTCGGCATTGTGATTGCTGCCGAACAGATGAATCTCGTCAACCAGGATAAAACTGGCTTTCTTGCCGCCGACCGTGTTCGAGTCTGCCGCTACAACCTTCAGCGTTGCGCCCGTCTCTCGATGGGTAATAGTCCTGATGTGCTCTTGAACATGGAGCAAATCGGCCAGTTCCTCATCGTGCTTGACCATGTCTCTGGCCGGGGCAAAGGCGTTTTGCGCGACTTCAATCGTTGGCGCCAGAATGATTAGCTCTGCCGATTGTCGCCAGTTGCGGATCAGCAGCGTCAACATGATCGCCGCGGCAATCGTGGATTTAGAGTTTTTCTTCGGGATGACCAGGGCGAACTCTTTGATCTCGCGCCGACCTGTCTCGGGGTTGTAAGAACCAAATACAGAACCGGCGAAGTCTGACACCCAGGGCGCGCATGCTTCGCCAATGGTTGGACTACCAGGAGCGTCAACAATGCGCAGTTGCTGCATGACATCAAGGCCGGCTAATGCCTCCTCCGGGAAGAGCGGTTTTACAGGCACCAATGACTGGCCGGCAACGATCCTTGCTTCCCAGTCAAGGCAAGCAGTTGACCACTCCATTCAAATCACCGTGTGTTATCGACCGCTAGTCTTGGTGGTGCGCCCTGCCCAAAACGGCCTGCTGAGGCTTTCTTGGCCGCGCTTGCCTTCAGATCTTTTTTGCCCTGCTCGGCCACTTTGCCGTGGGTATAAGGAAGCAAGGCCTTCGCAGCATCAATCCGGAGCTTGGGGTCTGCTACCAAGTCCTTCATCACCCCTTTTAAAAAGTCGATGGGGTCCTCTGCTGCCGCTGGAATGTAGGGATCAGGATCACCCGTAGGCTGCGTGGAATTCTTGGCAGAGTTAACAGCCACTGCTCGCCCCATTGCCGCCTGGACCTCGGGGTCTTTTTCTAAGCGAGACGCAGCCTGAGAAGCAGTCTTTTCGGGGCATCCGGCTAATATTGCTGCTTGCTTTTTGCCTGCTCCGGACAGCCGCGCTTCGGCGTACCGGCGCTTTTGTTCGGTTAACGCCATAGTTAACGGATCCTGTTAACGGGGAAAAAATCTACGAATGCGGGAGGGTGAGGTTTCCGAGCAAAAGAGGCCTGAGGTTTTACCCCCTCCCCTCCCTTTGTAGCACGCCATTCCCCGCAAAAAAAATGCAGAATTCCGGGTCAGGCTCGCCGGTGAAGCTCAGGGCGCCTCGGCAGTGGTCTTGGATGCGTGGCATCCAGCCTTCACACGACGACCACCATCATCCTCAAAGCGCACACAGAGAACCTGACAGTTCTCCTCAATGTCCTCGCCACCCATAAAAAGCGGAACTTTATGGTCAAGCTCAAAGCCTTGCGGGTACGCAACCAGCCGGCCGCACACCGCGCATGTGGGGTCACGCTTCCAAACAGACAGACGCCGAGCCTGCAAGCGCCGGCCGGTAATTCGCCTGTCAGCCACAACGTGAACCTTAGTGATCTGGGTGGTTGCCATCTTCAAAGGAGACTTGAGCATCTTTAGTCGGGCCATCAGCTCAAACCTTTGATAGGCGTGCCGTCCATGTACGTCAGTGGGCGTGCATCAGGATCGATTTCTTCTTGCTCATCAGCCAGAGCCTGGATCAGCAGGTCTTGCTTGCTCTCCATCCGCTGAAGGATTGCTGTCTGCTTTTTCAGTTCGCTCAGCATCTCTGCCTGTAAACAGTTCGCTTGCTCGCTCATAAGCCAGCCTCGTCATCTTGTTGATCCATTCGCGCCGGTCGGCGCATCCACCGCAAGCCATCAGTCAGATCGCCGTGGCAGCTTGAAGTCTGTAACCCGGTCAGCAATTTCCCGGATCTTTTCAACACCCAAGAAGCCGATCCAGCCGCCGACGAATGCAGCCATGCTTTGAGGCAGCGTGAAGAACTCCAAGCCGCTGATGATGGTCAGTGAAAGCCCGCCACAGATGGCGCCCTCAATCAGCATCTGGCGACCAGTGCCGCCACCGTAGGTGATACGCAACACCGCCATGACGCACGAGAGCCCAGCCGCATAGAGGATCGGCGCGTGCTGGCTTAACCACGCAAGCGCTACCGCCCATGTGTCTGGTTTGTCTGGCATGTTTGGCATCCGTGATTCCTCCCCGATCAGGGAGCAAGAAACGAAAAAGCCCCGCTCGATGGCGGGGCTTTCAGGGATTGTTCTGTGTCGTTGCGTGCTGCTGAGTATCACCACACGCAAGATCGACATGATGGGGCTAATTTACGGCCAGTCGGCCACTCGGTCAAGCGGCATCAACAAAGATTTCCTCAGCGTCGAAAATCTCAGTGGCGTGTATCACTGCCGCCTCTTCAAGACTCTCAAGCCTTTGATGGATGCCTGAGCGCCACCTGTTCCGGGTTCTCTCTGGTGACGCCTCTGGATCCCAGGTGTTCATGTCATAGAACTCAGCAGGCAAAACGATCATGTCCGTGGATCGCTTGCGGTCTTGCAGGCCGCGCAACTTGGGGATAGCCCAAGCAGTCACGGCCTTGTAGATAAAGAGCTGAGGCGCTGGGGACATGATGCGCGGCACCAGGCGCCCGATGGCACCAACCTTGTTGGCCTTGTGAGTGGAGTACTTCGCAACCAGCACATCCCACTGGGCCGGGGCCAGCTCGCGGTGCGGCAGCGCATACAGGCAGCAGTCATAGTCGAACTTGTCGCGCACCGAGATACCAGCGCCCTGCCCGCCTGAGCGCAACTCGGCATCGATCAGCTTTTGCCAGCTCTGCTTGGTTGAGTTGTCGATGTTGTCTGCTGCAAGCACGCGAACCAGGGTGCTCATAACGTCTTTGTAAATGCCCATCACTCGATCTCCAACGCTACTGGCTGGGCGGACTTCAAAGCCCGCGCGCCACATCTGGCCAACACCATGTTCTGGCAGGCATGGATAGCGCTGCAGAACTCTTTCTGCTCCATCGGGTGCTCGATGGGCAACTTGAGGTATTCATTCCAAGCCTCGCCCAGCATCTGAGCAACCCTGGCTTCCTGATCAGTCAACTCAGCAGCTGCGCAGGCCATTTCTACACCTCACCTATGGTTGTTTTCTGGATGGTGCTGCAATCCTCGCCGTTAGCGGCCTCCAGCGAATTACCGGATTCTCCGAATCTAGCGCCTGTCTGCCCGTGGATCAGGCTAAAACCCTTCTGGTCTAGATGCGCGTGCCACTTCTCCAGCGCGTCACGCTTGCGGCTCATCACGTCCGACTGGATGTACACCTTCACGTTGTGGCCCATGGCGTGGTTGATCAGCAGCTCACCGATCAAGTGGTCAATGCCAATGTCAGCCCAGCCGGTGCGAGCCACCTTGCGCAGGTCGTGACTGGTCCACTCACCTTTGCCCAGACGAGCAAACACAGCGCTCGCTTGGCCTTCGCTCAGAGCCTTGCCGTTGCGGGCCGGGAACAGGTATTGGCCGTCATAGCCGCCATTGGTTTGGGTGTCGCGATACTGGATCAGCAGCGCACGCACTTGATCGGTCAATGGCAGGTGGTGCTCCACGCCGGTCTTGGTGTGCTCAGCCGGAATGAACCACTCGCGCTCAGCCAGGCTGATGTGAGACCAGCGCGCCTGACGGGTCTCACCAATCCGGGTGCCATGACACAGCATCATCAAGGCCAGCATGGCGTCAGCAGGATGGCGCAGCATGACTTGGCCCAACTCGCTCAGCAGATCCTGCAACTGAACACCACGCAGGCGCGACGGCTTTACCCCTACCTTGGCCTTTGAGAAGTCGCTGAACTTGATGCCGGCCATTGGATTGGACGTGAGCAGGCCCAGCTTCAACGCCTGGCGGAACGCCAAAGCCAGCAACTGAAATGCCAGGCGCACGTAGTCGATGGAAAGGGACTCTTGCAGCGGCCACATGAACAGCTTGTCGAGTGTCGCCTTGCTCACTTCAACCAATGGCAAATCAGCCAGGCGCGGGATCAAGTGGCACTTCATCGCCGAGGCGCCGGTGTTCTTGCGCTTAACCGACAAATTGCGGTCGCGCGCCATACGATCGGCGTACCAGTTGAGCAGTTCGCCCGTGGTGACCCACTGCGAAATGGCCGAACCTGAATCAGCAGCCACACGCAGGCGCACTGACGGCAGCTCGGCCAGCACCTGTTTCGCGCTCAGACCCGGAAAGGCGCCGATGCGATGCCAGCGGCGCTTGTGCACCAGGTACCAAGAGCCGCGGGCCCGATTCTTGGCAAATCGAAAGTGCAGCGCAGGATGGCCTGCATCCCGCAGGTCGCGCACATGCTCAAGCTTGGCGTTGCGGACAATCTCCGCGTCGGACAGTTTGACCGTGAGGGTTTTGATTTTGGTGTTCACTTCCCATCCTCCCCGGATGCTTGCAGGTCAACCACTTCAAAGGTGTCTGGCCATATCAGGCGGCCAAAGTGTTGTGCCGCGCTTTCATGCTCAAACAAGGCGACGGCACGATCCGGCTTGCTGCTCGCAATATGTTTCTGCGCACAGCAGTGCACAGCCCAGCGGTACCTGCCCGGATCCACGGGAGCGAGATGGGAGCTAGGCATGGGATACCCCTCCAGAGCGAATAGCTCGTAGCGCTGCAAGGGCCTTATTGCCCACATCAGGCGTGCTGCGTTGCATGGATCGTGACGGCAAGGCCAACGGCATTTTTTGCAGAGGGAGTCCTGCCAGAACTCGGCGCACGGTGATTGTGTAATTGCGCTCAAACAGCTTGATGCTCAGGTCATGAGCCAGCCGGTTAAGGTTTTCAAACCCGCACTCTTTGGCTGTGTGCCACACCGCGTCATGCGACCACCTCGCCTGACCCGCCATTGACGGATGCGCGTTACGGCAAGCCTCGCGGTGCGCTGCTGCCAGCCTTGGAAGGCCAAGCATTTCCGCAGTGGGGGTACACCATTCGATGAACGTACCAACGTGCGGCACAAAGTCTTTTTTCGCTTGTCGCGCACGCATCAAGCCAAAACGCAGTTGCTCAGTACTGCAAATACCAGCCTCAAGAAAACCCTGCATCCACTGCTGCTTGGCGGCTTTGTAGGTCGCCATATCCGGCCATGCTTGCTTCCAAGCCGGAAAGATTGAGCGCAGCTCGCGAAACAAACCATTGATAACTTTGGCTGTGGCTTGAGCCAGCTCTACGGGGGGCCGAACATTTTCGCTTTCTCCGGCAGTGATCAATTGACCGGTTTGGACCTTGGTCCACAGACCGGTGGCAACAACAGAAACTTGGTTCATTTGGCACCTCCGTTGATCCAGCTTGTGTCGTCATCGTCATACCCAGGCGCATCAGCCTGAACCCCGGCCGCTGCGTTTTTCACACGCTCACGTTTGATCCAGGTAGCCAGCCGGAAACACCAGCCCGCATCGCTATCGACCGTCAAAGGCCTTGCAACGTGAAAGCCCTTGAACCCTGCAAGCACCTCGTTGGTCAGGGAGTCACCAGGAAGACCTGCAATGGCCAACTGGTCAGCTATCGGTTTTGCCGGGGGTTGCCACTGAGCGAACATGGCAAAGCGTTGGCGGTCAGCGGAGGCAGCGAGTGCCTGCTGATCCTGCTCGGCAATGACCTCGGACAGCTCGCGCTGCAGCTGCTGTTCGGTTACTTGATGGTTAAGTGATGTATTGGGTGCAGCTGCTGCACCCCGTTCTGCTTTTTCCTGCACCCCGTTCTGCTGTGAGCTGCACCCCGTTCCGCCGTTATCTGCACCCCGTTCGTGGCGGGGTGCAGCACTCGCACCCCGTTTGACTTGTAGGTCGTATACAACTGGACGGCGATCACGACGATCTATGTAGGCGGCGGCGATGGCCTGGTTCCCTCTGAGGATAAAACCTGACTGCTCAAGCTCATCCAGCTTCAGGCGGACCGTACGCTCGCCAAGGCCTGTATCCTCAGACAGGGTCTTGGCAGACGGGAACGCGCCGCGCCCGTCACTACCGGCGTAGTTGGCCAAACAGAGAAGGACGTGGCGCGCAGCAGGGTTTTCTAGGACTTGCTTAGGCAGGGCGAGAGCCCAGGCCATTGCTTGAACGCTCACTGAAAAACTCCAAATGTCTTTTTAGACGAGGCATTGTTTGATGCTGAAATGGCGCTCATAATGACTCCCGAAAATGTTGTACAGCTGTGGAAAAGCCGGTCTAGCCACCGGCTTTTTTTTGCCTACGATTTAGTAGCTGGATAAAAAAACAGCTAATCCGGGGCTCTACTGCCCGCGCGATGATGGAGAGATACTGTTTTGGTGGGTTGAGATGGAAAAGAACGGACCTCTTCGGCAGTAAATGTCCCGTCATCATGGGCAGTGACATAAACGGCTCGACCTACCCGAATGGCTTTGCTAAGCGAACCTTGGGTCATCCCCAAAATGCTCGCGGCCTCGGTCTGCCCCCGGGATTTTGCAAATTCTTGAAGACTTGTCCGGCTCATTCCGCCCGACCTCCATTGCTAAATATGGCAAAAGTATTGCCTATGGACATTTTTAAATCAATGCCTGTGGCGATGGATAGATATTCCCCTTGGAAATACCCTTTGCTTATGAGCAATGAACGACGTCAGCTAACCGATATAGAAAGAGCCGAATGTGCCGCCCTTAAGGCGGCCATCAAGGCCTACAACATGGCGCGCCCAAAAAATGAACGCATAACGCAAGAGGCCGCTGGAACAGCTCTTGGCATGAACCAGGGCTCGTTCAGCAACTATCTCAATGGAAACCGCCCCCTGAACAAGGAGGTAGCTGTTGGGATTTTTAATCTTTTTGGAATACCGGTTGAGAGCTACAGCAAACGACTTGCATCAGAAATAGCAGAGATTGCAAGTGTCTACGGCGAGTCTGAATACCAGAAAGACGATAGATATCATCAGGCCAGCCCTGAGCACCGCATGGCGGTTGATGATATGGCGAGCAGGATGCTAGGGATGACAGAGGAGCAGGCTCTGAAACTCAAGCAGGCAATGGACCTATTGATGCCTACCAATGACGCAAACAAAAGTTGATTACCCTCCTCTATTAGGTGAAGGAATTCACCCGCTATCCCTTGATGACCTACAGATCTTAACGGTTGACGGATTTCCTGATTCCGTCAGGCGGGCGGGGCTTTTTGGAGCTTTGCGGTTATACTTGGAGATGCTGGAAAGCACTGGTTTCAAAGGGTTCGTATGGATTGACGGATCATTTATGTGCGCAAAGAATGACCCTGATGACATTGATCTCGTCTTGGTTTATGACGCGGAAACAATTGATTCTATTTCAGAGGCTGCGCGCCCCGTTTTGAATGGACTGTTCGACAAGACAACAGGACAGTTAAAGCGCGTTTTCGACTAGACGTTTTCCCAGTCCGTAGCGAGGACCAGGAGGGTCTTGATTACTGGATGAGTACTTTTGGCACTCAACGAGATGAACGCACTCCAAAAGGCTTAGCTGCTTTGAGGATAAATTTATGACTGAGCAGGCAAATCGAATCGATTGGCTTGAGCGACAGCTTGCTCAGGTCAATAAATTTATTGATCGAGACACAGAAATACTTCATGTGTCACCCGGAAAATTTTCGATCCAGCTCGCTTTAAGCTCTTGGAAGACTCGTCAAGAGGAGCTGCAGCAAGAGTTGCGCCAGGCCAAATCAGCACTCCTGCATGAGGTTGTTGAATTGCGACTCATGGGCGCCAGGATGGACGGAAGCATACCGCTCAAACTGCTTTCAAAGCTCGCCGAAAAGTTCAACGGCGCCCTGGCTCATGCCGCCTACCATCTGAGACATGGCACTGGCCCCAAAAGCGGAATTCCAAAAGGTATGGCTCAAGAGATCGATCTTCGGCTGTCCGGACTTTCCTTTGGCTCAACCCGGCTGATCTTTGCAGGAAACATTACTCCTGATATGACGGGCGAATCCGCGATGGAAGGGGCTCTCGAGCAAATTTTTGACGTTTTGTCCTCCCCTGCCAGTGATCATTTGCGCGAATTAATCACCGTTATCGGTGTTCCCGCGACCAGAGCTTTAAGCGAGATGCTCGGCGCACTTGAAAAGCAGTCTATTGGTGCAGAGCTAACCTGGCCTGCTGCAAATGCCAAGGTTTATAGGTGGGGTGGATCCTTAGATGCGGTTCGCGGCGCGCATAAGAAGCTGTCTGCTTATGAGAGCCTCAAGCCGGTACCTGTAACTCTTTCAGGACGAATAACAGAGCTGAAGGAAAGCGGGGCTGTCTACATCAGAGACGACCATTTCAAGTACAAGATCAGCTACAACCGGCAGCAGTACACTTACATCCAAAAATATACCCTGGGTATGCAGGTCGAATTCAAGACGATGAAATACCTGAAGCGCGACCCCCTCACCGAGAAAGAAATAGCCACTTACAAGCTTGTCACCTAAGGCCGAAAAAGAAACACATTGAGACCCGCCCAGCAGCGGGTTTTTTTGTGCCATGAGAAAAATTATTTCCAGAGGCATTGACCATTAATATTTCCATAGGCATTATTAATTCATCGCCGGCCAACACCGGCAACAAGGCAGAGATGCCTGGGGCAACCCGAACGCTCTTTAACAGTCAGCGCAACACAAGAAATACCAACAGACCGCATTGCCTCTACCGGCGACCGGCGATCAGACGGGTCAGATAGCCCGCCAACGACAGGAGAACCCTGTACGGCTGATCGAAGGCGAAACGCCTTAACCGTGCGAATGACCCGGCAAGCAGTGCGCCCCGCCCAATCTGGCGGCAATGGGATGGAAGTTTTCACTGATGCACCTGGTCACCCGGGTGCATTGGGAAAGCAACCGAACAACCGACGAGGAATCAACCATGCAATCAAACGCAGCAGAGCAAATCACAATCCCGGCAATCGGCGCGATCTGGACAGGCCAAGGCGGCATCTACGCAGGTATTCGCCAGTACGCTGACGGCCTGCGCCACGTTGTGTTTTCAGCAGAAGATGTTGGCGAACACGAATGGGGCGCCTACGGCGTGGAAGTTGAAGCCAGCAGCCGGATCGATGGCCGCATCAACAGCCAGGTGCTTACTGCCAATGACGGTCACCCTGCCGCGTCAGCCGCTGCCAACTACACCGCCGACGGCCTGACAGACTTTTACCTGCCAAGCATCGGCGAACTGAGCCACGGCTGGCAGTTCATCCCTGAGCACTTCAAGCGCGACTGGCACTGGTCATCAACGCAGCGCTCAGCCTACGACGCATTCTACGTGTACTTCGGTGATGGCTATCAGCACTACAACGGCAAGTACGGCGAGCTCCGCGTCCGCCCCGTCCGCAGCTGGCTCATTTAATCATTCGTTTATTGCTTTTGCTCTTTCGGGCGAAACACGAAAGCGGGCCTTTTCACTTCTGCCACCGGCTCGGTGGCAGCGGGAAAACAACCGAGAACACATCATGGAATCGACAATCGTAGACGGTGCATGGAGAGGCCACCTCGACCGCGGCCTTGCGCTGCGGGAACTGCAGTTTGTGATGGCGGCGGCTCAGGGCCTGACTGCCAAGGAAACCGGCAGAGCATTTGGTATTGCCGCCTGCACGGTTCACAAGAGCTTGCAGCGCGCCATGTTCAAGCTCTGCGTACACCGCCAAGGCGCAATGATCGCCGAGGCCATGCGCCGCCAGATCATCACCCCGCTCTGCTTGATGCTGATCGCGGTCATGGCAGTGCAAGGGCTGGATGAAAGCGGAATTGCACGCCGCGACAGGCGCCCATCAGAGCGACGCGGCGGCGAACTGCGGTTAGTTCGCCGCGCAGATTCTTTTGACCTGGTTAGCTGAACTCGACCACCAGGTCATGAGGTAAGCAGCGCAGGCGAGTCCGAGGGCGAAGATCGCCAGACTTGACGCATTCCGGGAAGTGCCGGACGCCTTGCGCACACTTCAACGGTGGCCACTGCCAATCCAGTGAGCGAACAGAACGGAGGGCCAGGCCATGAATACATAATTTTGATGGGAGCGCCCGTCAGCCTTGCTTTTACATAAGGTGGTCTTTGTAAAACGCAATGAAGCCCGGTTTCGACTGGGCTTTTTAATGCCTGTGTTTATCCGTCAGCACTCCATTGCGAGCCCACCGGCAATCATCGCAATGCATGAGTGCTGACGAATAACCGCAACCCTGTCGAGGATCGACCATGCACCAATCTATCTCTCAGCGCCGCGCCATTCTTGATGGGTTGCGCGAACGTACACGCCAGGCCACGGCCGAGTTCTACCAAAAGCCAGGCGTCAACCCACCACCACTGGCGCCGCTGTTCATCGTGAAGCCGGTCGGCGGCAACAACTTCGAAGTACTTGAGCGTGCCACCGGCAAGATTGTTGCCCAGCGCTTTGGGCACAACAACGCCACCGGGTGCGCCCGAGATCTCGAAGCAAAGGCCAAGCAGTTCAATGTAAAGGCGTTCGGGCAAGCGCTGCGCGTGTGGGCCTTGCGAATTGGCGCCTTGCTGGCTGTTTTCGCTTTCTTCGGCAGCCACGTGTGAGGCGAGCCAATACCTCCGCTCGCCGCCGCCTTCGCCAACCACAGCATCAACTCCCGCCCAGCGGAATTGAAGAGACGGGCCATGGCCAAATATGCAACCGAAAGGAAACGCGATCAGCGCGCCCGGGACAAATTGAGTGCGCAGGAAAAAGAGGCGCTCTTGCTGTCACGAAAGATTGTCACAGCGCTTTATCACAACGATGACGCCGCGCTAAAGCGAACCATGGCCCGGACCGGGATCGATGAAGAACAAGACCTTCTGTCTCGCTTCATTCGCGGCGCTGATCGCATGAGTGACCAGCAGCTCGCGGAGTTTATTCGGCTTCCGTGACGCGCGGTCGTGACTGTCACGGTCCAGCGTCACGCAAAGAAAAACTCTACCAAGTCCAACCCTTGCCGCCGCTATCCATCAGGAGAACCATCATGAAGTCACCTCTGATACAGATCAAGAATCTGCACATCAGCTTCCTTGCTGCCGAAACCCCAAGCGTCGCCACCACCCTTGAGCCATTCGCTGTAAAGCGCAGTTCTGCTGTCGATAGCGCGACCAGCGTGCCTGCACTTGGCGAATTTTGGCCGGGCCAAGGCGGTCACAACGGCGGTTTGGTTGCTGCTCACGGCAACGTTGCAGCGCACTACCTGATCATCGCTGCAAAAGACGTCGGCAGCCACGAATGGGGCGAACGCGGGAGCGAGTCGCAAGCTACCAGCAAGCGCGATGGCTTTGCCAACACCGTAACCCTGATGGAGGGCGACCACCCAGCCGCCAAGGCTGCCACAGGCTACACGGCTGATGGGCATGACAATTTCTACCTGCCCTCCGCAGCAGAGCTGTACCACTGCTGGCTAAACGCTCCTGACTTGTTCGCCAAGGACACCTGGTACTGGTCAAGCACGCAGCGCTCAGCCTACAGCGCATTCGGCATGCACTTCGATGATGGCGGTCAGCTCAGCAACGGCAAGGGCGACGAGCTCCGCGTCCGCCCCGTCCGCAGATTGTTCATTTAATCCTTCAATCATTCATTTCAGACCAGTTACAGGGCGCATGAGCGCCTTTTTTGTTACCTGAAAAAGAGGGTTCACCATGTCCGCAACAGCAAAAGCACTGCACCCAACTCCCCTGCTAATCATCGGCCAAGCCTATGGTGGCGGATTCTTCTCGGGGATCACGGTCGAAAACGGCCAGCGCTACATCAACATTACTGCAGGCGCGGCTTACGAGCTGGAAGGCGCTTGGGGCGCGCGCGGGGTGCTGATCGAAGGTGCAAGCAGCTTCACTGACAGCCGCAGCAACACCGAATCGATGGCAGCCGCCGGCAGCGAGCTGGCACAGAAGGTGTTGGGGCTTGAGATCGAAGGGTTCACCGACTGGGCAATTCCAGCTCGTGACGTACAAGAGCTGCAGTATCGCCACCTAAAACCAACCATCGTGGAGAACTACGCCTGGAACCGCGACGGTGACAATCCAAACAGCTTTCCGATCGGGCTGCTGTACACCGAAGAGCTTCCAGCTCAGACAGCAATCGAAGCTTTCCAAGAGGATAGCGCGGAGGCCTTTAAAGACACCTGGTACTGGTCGAGTTCGCAGCGCTCAGCCGACAACGCATTCTTCCTGGACTTCGATGATGGCTATCAGGACTACAGCGCCAAGGACACCGAGCTCCGCGTCCGCCCCGTCCGCAGAGAATTGTTGATTGATTAATTCGCTTATTTAATCCGGCCGCTTGCGGCCGGTTGCTGTTAGGAGCCTTTTGTTCATGGCGATGCACACGGACTTGCAGATTTATAAAGTCTCGATGGACCTGCTCAACCTCGCAACAAACCTCACCCGAAACATCCCGCGTGATTTAAAGCTGCAGCTCAGCAAGCGCGTGATCGACGAATGCATTGACGTGCTGATGTTGATTGCCAGGGCGAACGCAAGCAGGGATAAACACTCGCACCTGACCTTGTTAGTCGAAAAGGTCCAGGTGGTTGAATTCCTGATGAGGCTGTTCAAAGAGAATCGCTTTATCAGCGTTGGTCAGCATGCCAAGGCCATTGAGGTGACCACTTCAATAGGCAAACAGGCCAATGCCTGGAAACGCTCCACCCCAACCGCGCCCGCCACCTGAGAGTCAAGGCTTTCAGGTCTGTGCGATTTGAATCTGGCCGTGCCGCTGGCCCTCTGGCCACCGCCATGCGCATCAGAGATACCGCCGGTCTAAAGCGTCCGCGTAGGTCTCGCGCAGTTTCCTTGCTGATCGGCACCGCCTTCGGCTTGGCGACGTAGATAGCACGACAGGTCGCAGCGCTCAGCCAACAACGCATTCAACATGAACTTCGATGATGGCAATCAGAACAACAACGACAAGAACAACGAGCTCCGCGTCCGCCCCGTCCGCAGATTCGACTGTTGACCCCTATCAGTTTCAGGATCTGGTCCAGGCGTATTACGACTGCCGACGCTCAAAACGCAACAGCGACAGCGCTATGGCATTCGAAGTGAACCTGGAACAGAACCTGATTCAGCTGCACCACGACCTGATGTCCGGCAATTACCGGCCAGGCCGCTCAATTTGTTTTGTGGTCACCCGCCCGAAAGCCCGTGAAGTATGGGCGGCAGCCTTCCGGGATCGAGTGGTGCACCACCTGCTGTACAACCATGTTGCTCCCCGGTTCTATGCCAGTTTCATTGCAGATAGCTGCGCATGCATTCCTGGGCGGGGCACACTGTACGCGGCAAAGCGCCTTGAATCGAAAATCAGGAGCGCCACGCAAAACTGGTCTAAGCCGGTTTTTTACCTTAAGTGCGACTTGGCCAACTTCTTTGTCGCGATCGACAAGCAGGTATTGCGCCGGCAACTGGCGGCGCGAATAACTGAGCCCTGGTGGCTTGCACTGGCAGAGCAGATCCTGATGCACGACCCGCGCGAGAACTTCGAAACAAGAAGCCCGCGCCATCTGTTCAGCCTGGTACCACAGCACAAGCGGCTGACGGCTCAACCGGCACACCTCGGGCTGCCCATTGGCAACTTGTCCTCGCAGTTTTTCGCAAACGTCTACCTCGATGCACTGGACCAGTTCGCCAAGCACCAATTGAGGGCCAAGCACTACGTGCGCTACGTGGATGACTTTGTTCTGCTGCATGAGTCGCCGCAACAGCTCAACGCCTGGCTGGCTCAGATCGAAGCGCTTCTAAGCACCCTAGGTGCGCGGCTAAACCCCACCAAAACAATCCTGCAGCCGGTTGATCGCGGCGTCGACTTCGTTGGTCACGTGATCAAACCATGGCGGCGAACCACACGAAAGCGATCAGTGACACAGGCGCTCAAGCGAACTGCAGCGGCGCCGGCCGAGGATTTGCGCGAGACGGCCAACAGCTACTTCGGATTGCTCAGCCAGGCCAGCCATAGCCAAAAAGATCGGGCGGCGCTGGCCAATGTCTTGCTTAAGCGCGGACGCACTGTTAACGGCGTATTTACCAAAACCTTCCAAAAACGATAAACGCGAGGCATCCGATGAACCAAATCGCACAGCGGGCGCTTGATCGTGCCCGTGAATCCGTTACACCCTCCAACATCATCCCAGTTCAGGCCGCGCCGCCACTGCCTGAGCTGATCCTCACCGGCCCAATCAACCGCGTAATGGAATTGGAAGGCAGACGTTACGCCTTGGATGTAGTTCGGTCTCTCGGCTCGTCGATCCGCAACCCGCTGGTGGTGGTCATCACCATCCACAATCTGACGCTAACCGCTGCGGGGCAGCCATCCAGCTATGCCAGCGGTATCAAACAAGTCCTTGATGTATTGAAGGTGTCTCTATGACCGCCGCAACCAAAATCCTTGATCCCTGCTGCGGCAGCCGCATGTTCTGGTTCGATAAGGGGGACCAGCGCACCTTGTTTGGCGATATCCGCGACGAGCAGCACGTGCTCTGTGATGGCCGGGCTTTGAACGTTGAGCCCAATGTGATCATGGATTTTCGCAGCCTGCCCTTCAAGGATGGAACCTTCAAGCTGGTGGTGTTCGATCCGCCCCACTTGACCCGCGCCGGGCGTGATAGCTGGCTGCGCGCCAAGTACGGAATACTCACGAATGACTGGCGCGACGACTTGAGCAAAGGCTTTGCCGAGTGTTTTCGCGTGTTGGCCACCGACGGGGTGTTGATCTTTAAGTGGAATGAAACCCAGGTGAAGGTCAGCGAAATATTGGCCTTGACTGATCAGGCGCCCCTGTTTGGTCACAAGTCTGGCAAGCGCGAGAAAACACACTGGATAACGTTCATGAAGCGAGGCGAGTCATGACCGCTCTACGTCGAACCGTCCGGTTACGCGGCGCGCCCATGCGGCCACTTGACCTGCAAGCCGTGTGTGATCAATGCAACAAATCACGCGCCCACGGCAACCACACCAAATGCAGCAAGCTGCGCCAGGCAGAATCTGTTGAGCGTCGGGCGCGGGAGAAGAATCATGAGTGAATTCCAGCGCGAAGAACGCTACATCGTACTGAAACTCAGCCGCCTACCCGCTCGAGAAGCGGCATATCTGCGAGCGATTCAAAAAGACGCAATTGTTGAAAGCGTTGTGGTTGAGGCTGATTGGCCTGAATACGATTTGGTCTGGCTTATGCTCGCACATCGAATGTCAGGCAAACCGGTCCCTGACTTCAACGCTGTTCGATGTGCAGATGAATTGAAACATCGGATAGGCGAGCTTGAAGAGTTGCTGCAGATATCGCTTGATGCCTTATGTGAGTGCCGCGCACTGCTGCATGCCCATGCAACGTCACCTCAATGCTTCCGCAGCAAGATGCACGGGGAGATCGGTCTGGCAAGAATTGACCGCCTTACAGACAAGTTGCGGTCTGCGCTTCCCCGTCAGCTGTAAACCCAAACTTTACAACTCAACCAGCCTGCTGGTGACCGGCGGGCGAGGATTTCCTATGCCTGAAATTAAGTGCGAATACGGCCACAAACTAAGCGTCGGCACTGATGCCTGGGTGGAAACGCTCACCCTGGACCAGTTGCGTTACGCCCGCGAAGCCGTAGATAAAAAAATTAAAGCCGCTGAGGACTCTCCGAGGCGCACCGTGTGGCAAGTATGCCGCGGCGGCATCATCGATGCTTACTACCGCGAAGAAGACTATGCAAAAGCAGCCGACCACCTAATCAGAATTTACAGGGAGAGCCTTGTTTCGGAAGCCGTCAACTGGATTGAGAAGCCTTTCGGATACATAAACTTTGAGCGAAATGTGCCGCACATCAGCCCCGCGCAAGTTACCCAGTTCGAATACGACGCCGAATGGTTCCCCGTAAAGCGCTAAACCACCTTCTGCCGCCCGGAGCGGCACTACCCCTAACACTCACATCATCAATACAACGCAGCCTGTATCGGGCGGCGGGAGGTATTAACATGGCAACAGCAGAACACATCGATCGCTTCCTACGCCTCGACGAGGTGCTGTATACAACCGGCTTGGGCCGCAACACGGTTTATCGACGGATTAGGGAGGGAACATTCCCAAAACAAGTTAGAATAGGGCCCAATTCGGTCGCCTGGCGCCAGTCGGCAATCGCTGATTGGATGACCTCAATCAAGGCCAGCAACGACCAATCAGTACATTGATCAGTACACCAAAAATTCTCATACCCGCAGAGCCCTTTAAGGGCCTGCCATACAGGCCTACTTGTGGAAATTTTTAAAGAGTTTACCTTCGAATCCGCGCATCGGTTGCCTTACGTCCCTGAAGGCCATAAATGCGGTCGTTTGCATGGGCATTCATTCAAGGTTGCAATCCATTTGAGTGGCGACATTGATCCTACAACCGGCTGGATCCGCGACTTCTCGGAAATTAAAGCGATTTTCAAGCCGCTGTATGAGCAACTCGACCATAACTACTTGAACGATATTCCTGGCTTGGAAAATCCAACCAGCGAAGTGTTGGCCAAGTGGATTTGGCAACAGCTCAAGCCCCTGCTTCCTGAACTGTCAGCCATTCGAATTCACGAAACGTGCACCAGCGGCTGCATTTATTACGGCGACTGAACCTGGGGTATAAAAAAACCACCTGAGCGGTGGTTTTTTTATGTCTGGAATTTGAGCTGCAAGCTGCAAGCTGCAAGCTGCAAGCTGCAAGCTGCAAGCTGCAAGCTGCAAGCTGCAAGCTGCAAGCTGCAAGCTGCAAGCTGCAAGCTGCAAGCTGCAAGCTGCAAGCTGCAAGAGCGTGGGGGCC